CCTCGGAATTTTCAAGGCCCGCAAACTCCGCTTCAAAGGAGGCTCAGATCGCTGGGCTGTTGAGCATGAGTCATGGAGTCTGGCGGGGAAGAGCTAACCGGGGAATCACAGACGGTCTGTATGGGGATAGAGACTGGAGGGCGGGGTGTCGGGTCAGGGACAGGCGACGAAGGGAACGAAAGACGACAGTCCTGAACACAAAAAAATACAGGCACAGCGCCGGCGACTATGCCCGTAAAGCCTGGACCGATTTAGAGGCCAGGGTTATTTTCCATCCCGGCTTCACAGAGAGGCAGTTGGCTTTCGCGTTGGAAAGGTCGGTTATTTCGATCCAGAAGAAAAGGCAACACCTAAAAGCAACAGGGAGAATTCCAAGCCATGCGGAAATCATTGCGACTGCTAAGAGACTGTGGGGTAATTCTTGAAAAGCGGAGTAAGGCCTATGGGACATACAGGGACGAAAGGCGAAGGGTAGCGCTTGCGGTAGCGGCAACCAGCATGAAGGACTGCACCCCCGCCATGATCTCGCTTTCGATGCTCCAAACAAAGCTCATCCGCATGAGCCGCAGGGATAGGCCAAAAAAGGATGATTTTATTGACGCCATTAATTACCTGGCTTTGATGTGGGAATGCTCATGAACAAGGCGATCAAAGTTAAGGTCATAGACTTCGAGGCCACGGCCAGGGTAAACGACGATTTCAAGGGGAAGGTCGGCCTTGCCGATCTGGAGCGCCGTATTGTATGGGTGGACAAGAGACTGCCAGAATTCACGAATGGATCAAGGGAGCTGACCAAGCGTCACGAGCTTGCCCACATACTGTTGACAGATTGCAAACTAAAGTTTGCGGCGCAAGTGACGGAGAATCTGTGTGAGCTTATAGGGATAGTCACCGCGCGGAACCCAAGAAAGACACTGACCCACGCCGAGCTGGTGTTTCGGCACGCGCTGACGGAAAAAGAACGCCTAAAGTGGGTTTCTCCACAAGACCGCCAGAAGATAATCTATAATATCTTCAAAGCGATAGATTACGAAGCAAGTGACAGGGAGTTGGATATTCTAACCCAAGCGGAGGGGGAATGAATCTGGATTCGTTCAAGGTTTGGTTACAGTGGCTTTTTTTGATCTTTGCGAGTGTTGGGACACTTGCGGGTTTGATTTTGGTGATCTTCGAACCCGAGGCGCCCGAAATTATCAAGTGTGGAGGCAACGAGGCTGTATGCGAGCCCGAAAGACAGAACCGAGTCACAAAGAAAACAAACACCCAAGAAAGGAGCCAAGCGATGCCCAAGCCCAAGAGCCGCAAGCGCAAGACCGCTTTCGCCTAGAACCACTGAAGCACGACAAAAGATATAACCTTCAATTAGAAGGGAAAATCTGGTAATGCCACCAAAGCACGACTGGAAAGTCCTCAGACGAGAATTCAAGCTCGCCATAGACGGCGGCAACGTCGAGACCCTCAAGGAATGGTGCGAGGCCAAGAACCTCTCCTATACCACCATCAGCCGCGGCTTTGCCGAATTGAACGAGCTTCAAGACCTGATCGTCAGGGGGAAGCTCAAGAAGATAGCGCCATCGGCTGTCAATCGCCTCAAGATCGCCATGGAATCGGATGATGATAGAGTGGGTATTGAGGCCTCCAAGGCAATTCTCGACAGGGCCGGATTCAGCCCGCAAGCCCAATTAGTGAGCGTTCAAAACAACATCCAGAACAATCAAGCGGTGATCGTCCCTCCCATGTTCGCCGACGGCAACCAATCGGATGTTGAACGACTGCTGAAAGGAGACGCATGAGAAGGCTATTGGCCTCCCCACTATGGCTCATCGCTGTCGGATCATTCGGGATCGGATTGGTTTCGGCTATCATCGCCCTGTGGATCGAAGGGGATAGACACGAAGACAAGGCGACCTGATCGAGCGCCGAGGGCGATGCGCGGTTCTAGGGGTCGTGAACGAGGGACATAACTTGGCGGACTGGGCGTCCGGTTGGACGCGAAAGGTTAAGGCATGATTTTATCTTTACTGATTGCGGTAATTCCCTTTCTGGCTTTGTGGCGATTCGGCGATCTCCCCCTCGACCGGGATTACACGCCCTACGCCTATCCCGCTGTGTTTCGTGTGCCCTGGCTACGCTCTGGGCACGTTGATATTAAACCACCCCTCATACATTGGAGTTATAAGTTATGGCTAGGCATACTTTCTATTTTGCGGTGTCCGTTGAGCCTGAACATCCAGCTACGTGGGATGAATGCGGCTCTCGCGTCCGTGGCGACATTTGCGATAGCATACGTTATTGGACCAAGGGAAGGTTTGCTGTTAGCGCTCCTTTTGACAAGCCCGACCCTCTGGGGCTTCATGGCCCAGACGGAGATTTTGGCTGTTGCTCTTGGGAGTCTTGCGATCTCATTGCCGAGCCCGTGGAATTTCCTGGCGGTGGGGCTGATGCCCTGGGCCAACCAGAAGAACGTGGTCCTGGCGGGACTGCTCCTGTGGTTTATGCCGAGGCCGTGGGTGAGTCAGGAAGTGATAGCCCTGGCGTGGCCGAGCCTGGCGATCGGGTTATACGTGGTTTCAACGGGCCGGCTCAAGGACGCCAAGACGTGGTTATGGGACGTGCCGAAGGGGTTCGGAAAGACAAGGACGTGGAAGGCCAACGTCCTAAGCGCCCGGAGTCTCCTGGTCCCGTGCGTCATGCTGTTCGCTGTCCCCGTTGCGACAATGGGAGAGAGGTGGGAGTGGGTAGCTATTGCCCTCATTGTGGCTGGTGGGATGGTTTTAAGTAAGCAGATTGTCCCTCACCACTTTTTGCTTCTGGCGTTTCCCGTGGCCCTTGGTTCGAATATGGGGCTGTTGGCGTGGCTGGCTTATTTCATGGTCGCGGGCTGGCGAGACCTTACGGCGTGGCTGAAGCCGGAGCTGACTTATCGAATCGCGTTTCCTGGCTATCGAGAAATGTTGGAGGAGGCCGGGGAGATCGAGCAGTGGATCAGGGCCAACACCAAGCCCGACGAGGTGATCTGGGTGGATGGCATGGAGAATCAAATCTACTTCAACACAGGCCGCAAGGCTTGGCGGATCGAGATACCGGAGCTTCCGGGCATCCCATCGGGCGAAGCGCCAAGGGTCATCGTGTTTTGCCAGTCTGGGAAGCGCAAGCCCAACGGAAACGCGATGTTCGATTACTCCGATTACAAGACTGAGCTAATTTCCCAAGGCGGCCGATTCGTTCTCATGGTGAAGAAGTGAACGCTGAGATTCTCCTGGATAGCCTGAAGATCAGACAGGCGCTTGATGCGTTTAGCGCGGCGTGGCGTAGCAAGACGGCCACCGAGGGCACGCGCACACAGGCATTTCAAGAGGTTCTAGACCTTATTGCGGGGTCGTCTAAAGGCAGGACTCCGGGCCTTGACCCCGGCAACGTTGGTTCGACTCCAGCCCCCGCAAGGCCTGTTTTGAAGCCCAAGCCCGACATGGAGGTTTTCACCGACCCGGAATCGGCGGGGGTGACAGACTTTGATCCATTCGTGCATCCCGAGGAGCAGGCCAACATCAACCCGAATCACGCCATGATCTTGCAAGCGCATGAGGCCACGAAGGAAAAGCCCGTCGGGTCGGTGGTGCTGTGGAAGATGCCCGAGGACTTCAACCCCAATCGAGCCCAGCAGTATATCAACGAGGTTGGACTGCCGTATGAGGTGATCGAGGGAGGGATCAGCCTGGACACGACGCTCTCCATGAGCGGGAGGCCGGACAATGCACCGGCTCCAGGATGGATTGTCAAACTCACCAAGATGGCATGACCCCGATTTTCGATTTCACGGACAAGCCAAAGCAGGCCGCTTTCTTCTACGACAGGTCATCGCAGACCATAGGGGGAGGCGGCGGCTACAATTCCGGCAAGTCATTCGCCATGATCGGGAAGATTCACTATCTTCTGACGATCTTTCCGGGCTCTCTCGCCATCATCGGGCGCAAGACCTACGGGGCCCTGGAAAAGTCGATCATCCCAACCTACGAAAGCATCGCCAAGAAGCAGAACGGCGGAAATTGGGTCGGTCAGTTCATCAGCAAGTTCGCCGACATGACGGCCCACTATCGGAATGGGTCCAGGCTTTGGTTCGTGACCTACGACGACGTGAAGAAGGTTCGCGGCCCGAATATCGCTTTTGCCGGCATCTCTCAGGCCGAAGAGGTGGCGCATGAGATTTTTCTTGAGCTGAAGGGGCGCTGTAGGCAATGGAACCCGGAGAGCATAGCTGAATTTAAGGCACGCTACGGGGAATCGCTCAAAGAACAGCTTGGGTTCGTGCCAGAGCCATTCAATCAGCTAATCTGTGAGTTCAACCCGGCTCCAAACTGGGTCCGCAAGGAATTTATCTTCAACGAATCGGGTTCGAACAAGTATTACGACCTACCGACCCACGAGAACAAGAAATACCACGCCAAGGGATGGCTGGACAGCTTGAAAAAGAGCTACTCCGCCGAATGGTATAACCGCTTCGTTCTTGGGTCGTGGGACAGCTTCGGCGGGGCGGTCTATCCAGAGTTCGATTACGAGGGCTTGCATGGCGTCCAGCCCTTCAAGATCCCGAATCATTGGCCCAGGTTCGTTGGCGGCGACTATGGATACAGGAATCCGGCGGCCTTTGAGTGCATCACCTTCGACGAGGACGGTAACGAGATCGTTTTCCTTGAATACTACAAGGACCTGGTCCCGATCAAGGATCATGTGCGATGGATCTATGACCAGCTGGACGAATACAGGCTTCCCGTGGGCGAGATGGAAAAGCCCATCGTTCACATGGACTATGAGATTAAGGGAGATATCGACAAAGAAGGGAAAAACCTCTGGGACCACTATAGAGACGAAGGGCTGTTCCTGATCGAAGCTGAAAAGTCGGTCATGGCGGGAATCCAGCTGATCAAACAGCGCCTTCTGCCTGATCCGGAGCACAGGTTTCCCGCTTGGCACCCTAGAGCAGGGGAGCTTGGCAGTCCGAGGCTGTTTATCATGCGGGGCCGTTGCCCGAATCTGGTAAACGAGTTCCAAACCTATATTTGGGAGCCGCAAGAGGAGGGCAAAGAGAAAAACTATGTGGAGAAGCCCAAAAAATGGAATGATCACGCCTTGGACAGCTTCCGCTACGCGACAATGGCCGCAAACAAAGCGTTTGCCGACAGGCTCCCCGATCTAAGCGCCGAAGCTCAAGCCCGCAGGCTCGCTCAAAGGCTCGCTCAACACGCGTTCACCAGGGCGGTTCCTCTCGAGGACGAAGATGACGAATAGATCGGAAATCGGCGCATTCGAATTGACAGACGGGGGAAACCCCATTATCCTCACCAGTGAGGAGGTCCGCATACTCTCACTCATGCGCTCCTTGGTGTCCGAGCGTTTTGGCTCCCTGCTCATTCAGATTCATGAAGGGCGGGTTGCGAGTGTAGAAGCTACACACAAAATCCGACTCTGAGCTTCCGCTGGCTAGACACACTAGAGGCGGTAGAGCTGGGCCCCCCCCTGGCTTTACCGCCTCTTTCTTTTTTTGGTGGAAACGTTGGAACCCATTGTAAACAACAATACGCCCCCGGCTCCCAAGAGCGAGCCGGTTGTTTCCCAAACCCCCCAAGGGAACAATGGGACGATGGCCGACATGCCCGAGGGAGTGAGCCCCGAGGCGTTGATCCAATTCAGCAAGTCCCGCAATTCAGCCTGGAGCAAATGGTTCGAGGGGAAGCTCAAAGACATTCAGCGGAGTCATGAGCTTTGGCGCAACGTCCAGCAAGCGACCGACAAGAAGGGCAATCAAGTTCCCCTCCCTGTGGGGTATTCGATCCTCGAGAGCGTTTCGGCCCGTCTGAACAGCGTGTTGTTGAATCGAGCCAAGTTCGTGGACGCGGTCTCGGAGATCGCCCAGGCCGACAATTCGAAGCAGAGCATTGTCGAGGATTTCGTCAATCAGAACCTGATCGACCAATCCCGCAAGCCGCAGAAGGGCAAGGCGACGATTAAGTCCGGGCTTCTGGACGGCATTGCAATTGTGCGGTCGGTGTGGAAGCGCGAGCCCTACACGGCCACGGAGCCGCAATACGAAGCCGACCCGATGACAGGGGAGCTTATCCCGGTCGGGGAAGTCACCGCCCAGCTCTTCCGCGAATACTGGACCTTCGAGAAGAAAAGCATTTCCTCGATGGCTTGGGAGCCCACTTGCACAACCAAGATCGAGGATTCGCCTTGGATTCGTGAACGGGCCTTCATGGCCTTCAATGACCTTGTGCGCTGGAAGAACGAAGGGCGCATCTGGGACATCTCGGCGCTGAAGAATGTTGTGCCGTCCGGCATGAGCGGGGAGGAGAAGAGCGATTTTGAGGGGCGGCTCAAAAAGTCTGACGGAGACAAGGAATGGCGCAAGGGCTTCTCCTACGACAAGGTTTACCAGATTGACGAATGGTTCGCCGATGTGACCGTGGGCGAGGGGGACGAAGCGCGGATCAAAAAGATGCACTGGTTCGTGGCTGAAAACGACTATCTCCTCTACGCCGAGGAGAACGTCCTAGAGCCCAAGCGCGCCCCGTATGTCTCCAGCCCGAATATCATGAAGCCGGATTCCATTATCGGCCTGTCGCTTCTGGAGACCGTTTCGAATCTGCTTGCGCTGATCAACAGCTACGGGGCGAAGCACAACAGCCTTGTTGGAACGGCCTCGAATCTCAACGTGTTCTACGGCGAGAAATCAGGGATCAAGCGAGATCAGAAGTTTGACAAGGTGGTCAACATGGTCCCGGTGCAGGACGCGCGGGACATCCAGCCCTTTCAATTCAACCCGTCCGTGGTGGAGATCGTCAAATCGTCTATTGAGTTTTGGGCCACGTTTGCCAGGGAAGCCACGGGCGCCAACGAGCAATTCCAAGGGATCGAAGGGGCGGACACCGCCACCGAGTTTCAGGGTCTCCAGGCGGCGGCTGGCTCCAGATTCGCAGACATCGCAGACACATACAACCAGAGCCTGTTTGAAGGCTTGGCCTACGAATGTCTCTGGATGTATCAGCAGCTGGGCGTTGACGGGCAGATGGTCTATCATCCGCAGAGCGAGGAAACGGCAGGCGTGGCGCTGACCAGAGCGGACATCCAAGGCCAGTATCGCTTTGTGGCCTCCTCGGTGAACACCGAGAATTACAAGGCAAGACAGGTGGTGGATGACACCGCCTTTGTCGCCCAGATGGTTGAGGCCAACGCAAACCCCGCCGTGATGGGCGGGCGCATATATAACATTCCCAAGCACATCGAAGAAATTTCCTTGCCACTGCGGGGCCAGAAGAACAGCAAGGATGCCTTCGTGCAGGTTCCGCCTGTGGTAGTGCCGGGGCCGGTAACGCCGGTAACGCCGGGAACGCCCCCGGTGCCTGCGGATGGCGGGGCCCTCCCGATGGTGCCGAGTGAACCAGTTTAAATTGGTTCAATCCGATCACATGATCGGGCTCTTGAACAGCGAAGGGTGGAGAATTTTGACGAGCTATCTGGCCGAGGAGGAAAAGAAGGCCATTGATGGCTTGATCTACGAGAATTCGGAATCTTTGCGCGAGCGCGTAAAGGCAATCCGATGGCTGATGGCGCTTCCAAGAGAAATCATGGATGAAGCCAGAGCCCAACAGGTGGACGCCTGAAAAAGACCGTCCGCCACTAACTACCAGCCCACGGGCTGACTAGGAGAGACGACATGGGAGAGATTACGATGGACCAGGCGGCGGCCATGATTGACGCCGACGAGCGCGGCGAAGAAGTAACCGCGCCTCCGCAAGAGGAGCTTAAGCAGGACGCCGAACCCAAGTTGGAAACGGCCCCGGCTTTCGACGAATCTAAAATGAAGGCCATGTTCGAGGAAATGCTTAACCAGCAACTTTCCCGAGCGATTGGCCCCATCAAGTCAGAGCTTGGAAAATTTCGTCAGGTTCAAAGTGAATTTGACAGGTTCAAAAATCAAATCAACCAACCCCAAGTCCCCAGGACCTGGCAGGAGCTTGATCCGCAGTCCCAACAGGCTACGGATGAGCTGCTGAAGCATCGCTTCGGGGCGCTTTTTGCCGACGAGCTGAAGGCGATCAAGGAGCTTAAAAGCTGGCAACAGGAGCAGGTGGAAAGCAGGGAACGGGAAACGGCCTCCCAGGAAACTGACGCCATTCTCCGCAACCTTGCGGGAGATAAATACTCGGAAGTGGAACCCCTTGCCGGGAAGATTTTCCTGGCGGCCACGCAAGCGGCGAATATGGGGGATGAATCCGCCCAGAAGTTTATCTCCGAGCTTTACGCGACGGAATCCGGGAAGTATCGGTTGGCTCAGATGGCCCTAGCCGAGTATTCCAGGACGCTTGAGGCCAAGGCCGAAAAGGTCAAAGGCGATCAAGCCAACAAGGCGAAAAAGGTTTCCACCGGCGTTGGTGGTCAGCAACCGCCCGTTAACTCCCAAGCCCCCAAGAAGGGTTCGAAGGAGTGGCAGGAGATGGCGGCCAAGGCTCTCGACGAGGCTTACAGTCAGGGATAAGGGGTTAGAAGGGAAACATTATGTCCTACGACAGTTCATCTACGCTTGGGGAATTTCAGAACATTGAACAGCTCCAGCGTAACTATTACAAGCAGAAGGCCGAAGATCGGCTGTTCCAGAATCTAGTCCTCTACCCGCTGGGCAAGAAGGAAATCCTTCCCGCCCAGTCCGGCGGCATGTTCGTGTTCAACCGCTGGCAGAACGTGGTGGGCACGACCGCCGCGATCAACGAGGACACCGTCACTGGTGGTCAGACGACCATGACCGCCAACACGGCCCTCATCACCGCCCAGGTTTACGGCCAGTTCGTCAAGATCACCCAGCTTGCGAACATGACCAGCCGCCGGAAGGTGTATGAGGACGCTTCGCTGATTCTGGCTGATGCCGCTTCGGACACGGTGGACCTGCTCTGCCGCACCGAGCTGAATTCGGCTATCAGCACTTCGATTACCGCGGCTGGCGGTGGTTGGTTCATTGGCAGTTCGGGAACGGCCACGACCGCCTCGATTGCCACGACCGACCTCATGTCTCCCGCGGTCATCCGGCGCGTGGTTGCCAAGCTCCAGGCTATGCGTGTCCGTCCGTATCGTGACGGCCAAGCGTATGCTGGCGTGTTCCATCCCTTCGTTCTGTTCGATCTCCAGTCGGATACCTCCGTTGGCGGCTTCCTTGCCACGGCCCAGTATTCCCAACCGGACAAGATTTGGAACGGCGAGATTGGAAAGCTGAACGGCGTGCGTCTGCTCCAGTCGCAGAACATCGTGACCACCAACGTGACCAGCGGCGTGACGGCCTACAACAACTTCGTCATGGGCGAAGGCGCGTTTGCCACGGTTTCGCTTGAAGATTCCCCGATTGACATCATCATCAATCGTGAGGGGTCGGCGGGCTCGGCTGATCCTTACGGGCTGATCTCCACCGTTGCCTACAAGCTCAAGGGCTTCGGCGTCAAGTATCTGTCCGGCGGGTCGCTGGCTGACTTCAACAACGCCCATCGTTGCCTGAAGGTGACTGTGGCGGTTTCGTTCAACGGCTGATTCTAAGAGGGGGGAGCAACCCTCCCCCCTCGTTTCCAACGAGGTTTACAATGGCTGACAAGAGCGCCGGCATGCTCTCTAGCGAGAGCCAGAACGGCAAAATTCCCACCTTCGACAGCGACAGCAACAACGGGCGCACCCCTCTCAACGGCACCAACAGCGATTCCGTGCCGCTGAAGAAGACCGTCCGGGACAACGCTGGTTCTTCCAGCAACATGACGCCTACCCAGGCCTAAAGATAAGGGGCAAGAGGTGACGAACCAAGAATTCATTGACCGTCTCAAGAAGATTGATCCCGGTATTCGTCTAGTTCCCGGTCCCGGTCACGTGGCAGGGATCTACAAGCAGATGCCGAGGCATCCAGACGCGGGCCCAGGTGGCCTGCTCTGGATCGGCGCTTGCCTCTCCCCCCGTATCTTTAGGACATTGCCCGCAAAGGACCAAATGCACCCCAAATACGGCTATATCCGTGGCTGGATGACCGTGTTGGGGCTTTTGGTCAAGTCTAGGCGGATCTCCATGGCGAAGGCCGTGGAGCAATTCGGGTATGATTGGCGTATTCCCGGCATTCGTGGCAAGCTCTCGGAAATGCCCGGTTGGAATCAGAAGCAGGGCTTTGAGCTGGCCCAAGATAGGCTGGCCCACTTGGGACAGAAGCATGGCATTGACCTTGTTTACGGGGGCGCGCGTTGAAGATTTTCGCCTACCATAACGGCGATGGCGTGACGAAGTGGCGGATCATGCAGCCATACAAGTATCTGCCTGAGTATGGCATTGACGTAACCATGCCTCCGGATCGCATGGACCGGGTCTCCTGGAATGGGATCGACGGCCCTTGCTCTATTCCCAACATCCCTTCGCATCAAGGGATCGCTGGGCAGTATGACGCCATTGTATCGAGTTACAAAGGCAACGAAGCCGATTGCTTCCGTCTCTGGTATCAGGCCCAGCACAAGCCGCTAATCATTGACATTGACGACGATGTGGACAGCTTGCCAACGGATAACCCTGTTTATCCGGTTTGGCACAAATTTGACGGGATGCAGGACAAGATCGAGGAAATTCCCGAAGGGGATGACCTGGAGGAATGGAAAAAGAAGGGCGAGGAAATCGGGGCGGTGGTGATCCAAAGCCCCGCAACCGGGAAATGGTGCCTCTATCAGCCGCTTCGTAACGCCGCTGAAATCGTCAAGGACCAGATCAAATTTGCCGATCTTGTGACGGTCTCGACAAAAGCGCTGTATGACAAATATTCCAAGATCAATCCGAACACGGTCATTATCCCTAACGCGATTGACTGGGATTGGTGGCCTCAAGTCAAGAAGCCCACGGATGGGCGTATCCGGTTGGGGCTGTTCGGTTCCAATTCCCATTATCGGGATTGGAAAACCATCATTGATCCGCTGAAGCGAATTCTCGCGGAGTTCCCGCAAGTTACGCTGTGCTTCAACTCGTGGTTTCGCAAGTATCCCAAGCCGGACGGGACGTTTGAAACCCGCCTCCTCATGCCTGATTTCTTTGAGGAAGCCGGATTCATCTTCCCCAAGGAAGATGAAAGCGGCTGGGATTTTCATCCTCAAGTCGAGTGCTTCCAAGGCGTCGAAATCTGGGAATATCCCAAGTGGCTCGCCGACAAGGGCGTAGATATCGGCCTTGCGCCTCTCGCTGACACCACGTTCAATAAATCCAAGAGCAATCTTAAATACCTCGAATACGGGGCGATTCACACGCCCTGCGTGTTTCAGAACGCCGAGCCTTACGCCGACGACATCAAGCATGGGTTCAACGGGATGCTTGCCGGAAAGCCCAACGACTGGTATGTGGCGATCAAGCGACTGATTCAAGATGAAAAACTCCGCCTCGGTATGGGCTATGCGGCCCATCTGGACGTCAAAACCCGCTATTCCCAGGAAATCATCTCGTCCAGGCTGGCCGAGGCGATTAAATCAACTGTCGAAAGGAAGAAAAATGAAAAAGCTGTTGCTTAGCGTGGCTCTCGGACTGGCCTCTGTCGGATATGCCGACAGTTTCAACATGAGCGTTTCCCAGACGGGGCAAGTTAACGCTGGCGCGGAATTGAAGGGCGCTTTCTTGGTCGCCCAGGATAACAGCAACAACACTCTCCGGGCCGTCAAGGTTGACACCAACGGGAATCTTCTGACCTCCGCCGGGAGCGGCGGCGGAACGCAGACGGTGACCGGAACCGTCACTACCCTTGGTTGGATTCAGCTTACAGGGGCCACCTATACCGCCGGAGCGATCAAGAGCATTAATTTGACCTCCACCGCTGGTTATGCCGGCGGGCGTCCGCTTGCGGTTCAGCTTTCCTCAGATGGCGCTTTTCGATGGGACACCTCTCCCGATAGCACGGTGCCCTTTTATTTCAGCGGCTCTTTAGGTTCGTATCAGGCGGCCCAGACCACCGCCATCGTTCCACTCGAGATGTCAACGGCCAACAACGCGAGCCCGTTCCTGCATCTGGTCGGCGCATCCGGGGTCTCCACCACGGTTGTGGTCAAGATTTACCGCAAGGAGTAGCCAATGCGCGCTCTGATCGCGGCCCTTCTTCTGTCCGGTTCCGCCTGGGGCGCCTTCGCCCCCGGCACTGTCTGGTATTACACGCTGGACAACACCAAGGCGGATGCTACGGGGGTTTACGGTGACCTGACGGGGTCTCCGCCTTTTGTAAGTAGCCCCACCCCTCCCAACGGAAACACCTATGCCGCCGGGGTGTTCACTGGCCCATCATCCCTCGCTCTCCCGGCCAACGCTCTTGCGGCTCTGACCAACACGGGAAATTCCTACACCATTGACATGAAGGTTTATTTCAACTCGCAATCCGGAGCGCCTTGCGTATTCGGAAATGGCGGGAGTTGCTTTGGGCAATGCTCGACCGTCGGGTTGCGCTGGGGAAGCAACGGCGTCCCAGATATTCTTGGGCCCGGATCGTCCGTTTCCACCGGGGCGTGGCATAACCTGACCTTCACTTACGACGGCACCAAGAAAACCATTTACATTGACAGCGTGGTCTATCTGGGGCCGTCAACCCTCAACGGGTCGGCCACAGGATTGACGTCGCTCAATTTCGGGAATTATGGCGGGTCGCTCTATCTTGACGGCTATGTTGCCCAGGTTCGACTTTTGAATTACGCGGCGGTTCCCCCTATTGTTGATCCAGGCGGAGCCTCCGGGAATAGAGGGCTTAGGCTTTGGCAGATTTTGCGCCCAACGCTCGGATGGTTCGACCTCCTCATGCCATCGAAAGCATACGCGATAGAGCAAAACGGTCCTGTTTTTAGTGGTCAACTGAAGTGGCTTCAAGATCAAAGCAATCAAAAGAAAATCAAAATGACCATGACCACGACGCGGACCCCGACCACGGCGCAACTTAGTTTCACCGCGACCCCCACTGTAACCCCTAAGGGGCCGACGCCAACCGTAACTCCGACCAAATGACGGACGACGAGAAAGAGCTTTTGCGCCTGTTGGTCAAGGAAGCCGTCACGGACGGCATGACGGCGCACGTGAAGAATGTGCATGACAGGCTGGACGATAGGCTCGACGACACACGCAAAAAGGTGTGGATGGGCGCGGGAATCGCCACGGCCTTATCCGTTGTTTTTGGAAAACTTTTAGGCGGTCACTAATGGCTAATCTTTACGGACAGCGCACACTGGCGCAGATCGAAACCGAAATCGGGCAAAACCTGTTCGGGCAGACAGCCCTTTCGACCTCGACCTATCCCACGCTTGCCCATGCGGATCAAGTGATCAACAAGTGGTATAAGCGGGTCTACAGCAAGTATTGGCCGCTGTGGGCGCTGAAATCGTCCACATTGACGCTGTCACAGGGAACCACAAACTACACCATGCCGGATACGGTGCAGACCATTCTCGGGATGCAAATCCGTGACTTGGCTTATAGAATCACCCATCTAGACCAACAGACTTTCCTGCAAATGTATCCCATGGGCTGGACGAATTTCGGCCAAGCGGTGCCGCTTTACTGGATCAACGGAACCCCGGCGAACAACAACGCCCTGACTGTCGATTTCTTTCCAACGCCCAACGCCACCTATACGGTTCACTACCAATATATAGCCAGGTTCGCGGAGCTTTCCTCGGGCCCGGACATCTCGGTCATCCCCCCGGAGTATGACGATATCCTGGTGCATGGCCCCCTGGCCGAGTTTTTCACCATGCTCGGCGATCCTAGGGCCGCCTATCACCAAGGCGAAGCCGACAAGATCATGTTTCGACTCTGGCAACAGACGGAGACCACGCGGGACAACGAGAATCCGGATCAAGGCGCTTACGTAATCCATCCTTATTGGGACTATCGCTAATGGCGACCAGGGATTCCAAATTTATCATCCAACCGAATCTTAACGGAGGCTTGGCCACCAGGCCCAGTCCGTTGATGGTGGAATTGTCATCTGCGGGGAAAATGAAATCCCCTGATCTGAGGAACGTTGACTTTTTTCCTTTGGGTAGCTTGGCTAAAAGGAACGGAAAGACCAAGCAAGGAAATTCGGTCACCGGGGGGTCGTGGGACACATGGACAGAGTGGGACGGATTCTATTATCTTAGTAAAGTTGGGTCTAACGCCTGTGCGTTTTGCCAAAAAATTGTGGCTGGAGCGAATTGCACCGTATCTGGTGTTCACCTTAATTTTTTGACGGTGCTCTGGAATCCCACATCTCCGCTTGTTCAGGTTGAGATCAGGGCGGATTCCGGAGGAAATCCTGGGGCTGTAATTCCAAACGGGAGTTCCTCCACACTAACTCCGGTTAGCACGCAAGCCTATGACCAAATTTTTTCTTTTGCCACCGCTCCCTCATTGACTTCCGGGACAACGTATTGGGTATGCATAAAACTTACCGGGACGGGGGACGGAAGCAAACTGGCCGTTTTGGCACTCGCCATCGGAGATTCTGGCAGAGTCAAAACTACCACCAATAGCTTTTCAACCTTTTCCGCAAGCAACGCGTATAATCTGTGGTTTATTATTCTCAATGACTCCAGCACAGTTAACGGGCTATATGACTACCGCTTTGGGAATGGGCAGACACAGCAAATTATGGCTGCCGTTGGCGGATATCTCTATTACAAGGCCGGGCCTAACTGGTTTAGCTTAGTTTCCGGGCTTGGAGCGGGGCAAGACAACCTCTGGGACATGACCTCCCTTAACGACTATCTGTTTACCCTGGATTACGCCAATAATCCGGGTAGGGTGTGGGATGGGATTCGCGGATACACGATCAAGCTCGGGTATCAGGCGGAGTTTACCCTTGCCGACAACAACAGCGCCGGGACAGTTCCCAACGGTGTCTACAAGGTGATGGCGGTCACCAAGCTCGTGAGCGGGGGCTATCGGGCCTCTATGGGGACCGTGACCATGGCCGGGGGCGGAACCCAGCAGATCGCGGTCACTTCCGTGTCTATGGATGGCTTTGGACCGACGAATTTTGGCTTTGACATTGCGGACAACGCCACCACGTGGTTCATGACCGCTGCCGGGGGCTCTACCTACTACAAGATTCCCACGGGCAACCTGTCCACGGCGGCTAACCCGATGGCGAACAGCACCACCAGCTTCAACATCACGTCCACGACCGGGTTAACCAGCGCCAACACGCTTCTGGACGAATATACGCTCGATCAGCCGTATTTTACCGGGCAAGTGCCAGCTCCGGTTGGCAAGTATTTCGCCGTTTTCCAAAACATGCTCGTGATTTCGGGAGCCACGTCCACCCCCACGGGCACGAATCCTAGCCGGGTGTGGTTCAGCTCAAAGAACGAGCCCATGATCTGGTCAACGACTGGCGGGGTTGAAGGAAACTACTTCGACATTGACCCCAATGACGGCGATGTGGTGACCGGAATCAAGGTATACAACGGGAATCTTTTCATTTTCAAAAATCACTCGGTCTGGGTGACAGAATACACCGGAAACGCCAACGCCCCGTTCACTCCTCCCAGGAAGTTAAATTCCAACCTTGGGGCTTTGTCGCATTGGTCAATCAAAGAGGGCAACGGACAGCTTTTGTTCATGTCCGAGCGCGGACCCGCGCTTGTTGCCGGCACCTCTTGCGTGACCCTCCCGGCGACCCAGGCGATTCTGGATAAATTCGACCCCAACAATACAAGCCGCTATAATCTGGCGGC